GGGATCTCATCCATCATAGATGATTCTGTTCGAACACTTACATAGTCAAGGTAGATATCGGCAAAAATAAAACCTTGACCGACCTCTTCGGGTATGATGACCGCATTTAATTCATTTAATTGTAATCTCATATCATCATATATCTCATCTATTCTACCATAGTAGTAATTCATATATGAACCTATGACTCTTATGTAACCAGGGACCTCTCCCCTCATTTTAAAAATAATGTGTTTCATTATAATAATTTTTCAGTATCAGGTTTATCTGCCTCCCCAAGTTTCAACTGATTTCTTAATGACTCCTCAATAGAAAAATTATCTACACTTGCGTTCGACATTAATTGATTAATGTTTTTATCTATAAATACTGTGTAAGATGAAGCAAGTGATAAAACTTGTTTTTGTTGGTCGGGGGACATCATTAAAATAGAATCTAAGTTACCAGTACCGATACGACCATATGAAACCATATCTAACATTGCCTGTTTCGCCATTCGAACAGTCCAATACTCATGTTCATATTTGTGTTCCAACTCCTTATTACCCACAACATCAATTAAATTACCACCATCAGGTAATTTAGCATCATCAGTATCCAAAAATTCTTTAATCAAATCAATAAAACCTTGTCTTTCGATGTGAGCATCTTTTAGATTTCGTTGGAATTTTCTTAGGTCGATTTTCATATCGGCAACTGTTAAGTCAACCAATTCTTTTCTTTTTGGATCTGTTATAAACTCTTTACTTTCTTCCTGAATCTGTATTTCTAATTCTTGTTTTCTTACGGTGTATTCTAAGTGTTCTACAATATCTTCTCTACCCCTTAATTCGAGTAACCACTGTTTAAGTTTTGCGTATGGGGTGATTTGTGCACCTCCAACAAAATTTTCCGCTTTATATTTAGGTAGGGCGAAAGATACTTCCTCCGCGATATCAAGTAATTTCTTACTCATTTCATCTTTTAAACCACCTTCTTTGTTATAGTTATAACCTTCTGACATATTTCTATATTTTTATCTATAATATACAAAAAAAATATCACTATATAAAGTGATATTCTATATTACCAAATAAATAGTTTTATTATTCTCTCCACCCACAATGACCTGATGATGTACCAGCATTAACTGCCGGAGGTAATCCCGCAGGATTTAATATACCCGTGTCTGTGGTATAATATAATTTCCAACTATCATTGTTCTGAGCACTATCCGCATATACCCCTAACATATATTGATGGTCTTGACCCATAGTAAAATTCTCTTCACCACAATTTGACCTAATCTTCGCTATATTACCCACATTAGTATCTGTCGTTAAATCCCACCTTCTTAAATTATAACCACCTTGATAGGACCCTTCATTACCTGCATACCCCTTAGAAACTTTAGATGATATACCTTTTTGTTGTCCGTGTGCCGCCCACGCAGTTGATGAGGTTGATATTGTTTCGTTAGTAAAGTTCATTTTTCTGTTACCTCCATCTGAATGTATGTACCCATGGTTTTCATCTGAAAAGGCACTCACTCCACCACCACTACTCATTGCAGTCACTCCGTAATTTAAAATTCTACTTTCATTACTTAGATTAAATTTATCAACTTCGGTTCTATTACCCGCAAATATCCACGCAAATTCGTGTTCTTTATGGACTGTACCACAATCCGATCTTGTATATTGTATATCATGTTGTGATTGATGAGCATAATTAGTGTCTGTAAACATGTTTATTGATGAAGTGGTTGTACTATGTATACTTGTTGGACCTTTGTGTGCATTGTCAGTGTTTACCGACCACATAAAGAATATCCTTAAGTTACAAGCACCTGAAGTATAGTTTGCAGGGTAATCTAATAGTTCACCTATGTGTGTTGTTTGATCTGTTGAGTTGGTTGATTTGTGTACGTTCTTCCATGGTGAGGATGATTTATACCCACCCGCCAAGTATGAGTAATTAATTATCTGTCTAAATTTGAAATTAGTGGCGGTACGTTCTTGTGCCGCAACTCTCTCCCAACCCCCATCAATATTACTTACACCTGTATATACCATCAAATAACTTGTGTGTTCTGAAGACTCTTCTAAATAAAGTGAACCAGATAATGGATTTACTGGTCTATTTGCAGAGGTTCCTTTAGGAGGTCGAGCCGTAACCCTATCCACCTTCAATGAACCACTAACAGACATATTTTCGTATATCATAACTTACTTTTTAATCTCTCCACCCACAATGTCCTGATGATGTACCAGCATTTACACCTGGTGACAATCCTGAGGGGTTAAGTACCCCAGTATCAGTTGAATATGTGAATTTCCAACTATTATTATTTTGTACCCCATTATAATTACCTAACATGTATTGCCAATCTTGTCCCATAGTAAAATTCTCTTCACCACAGTTAGCATCAGGTTTTACAACATTACCAATATTAGTGTCAGTTTGATTACTCCATCTTCTTAGATTGTAACCACCTGAGTAACTACCTTCATTTCCACCATATCCCTTACCAACTTTCGAACTAATACCTTTTTGTTGTGAATGATTTGCCCAATGTGGTGATGTGTTGAATGTTTCTGTTGCGAAATTCATTTTAACACCCGAACTCGATGTCCATCCATAACCATAATGTTCATCCGAAAATGCAGAACCACCATCAGACCCATTTATAGTCGATAATGTATAAGTAGTTATTAAAGTTTCATTTGTCAAGTCAAATATTTCAACCGTAGCTGAACCACCACTGAACAGATATGCGTAATCATGTTCCTTGAACATGGTACCTAAATCACTTCTTGCAATTGTTATATCAAAACTTGATTGGTGAGCATAATTTGTATCATTAAACATATTAATTGCTGATGTGTATGTTCCGTGGACATTTGAAGCACTTTTCCATGCACCGTCTGAATTTACCGACCACACAAAAAATATAAATCTACTACAAGCACCTGAAGTGTATGATGCGGGATAATCTAATAACTCACCAATATGGGTTGTTTGATCTGTGGCGTTTACTGTTTTGTGGGCATTCTTCCATGGTGAGGATGATTTATATCCACCCGCTAAATATGAATAAGCAATCACATGTCTATACTTGTAAGCCGTTTTTCCAAAGTTAGATTGTGCGGAAACTCTTTCCCAACCACTATCATTGTTACCAACACCAGTATAGACCATAAGAAAACTACCCGTAGTTGCTTCCTCTAAATAAAGTGAACCTGTTTCTGGTGAAGAGGGTCTATTTGCCTTAGCGCCCTTTGGCATTTTAAAATCATTACCACCACCTTTTAAAGAACCACTAATTTCTAAATTTTCAAATATCATACCTATAAATATCTAATTCCTCCAACCACAATGTCCTGAGGATGTACCAGCATTTACACCTGGTGCTAATCCCGCTGGATTCAATACTCCTGTGTCTGTAGAGTACGTGAATTTCCAACTATCGTTATTTTGTAAACTTGATCCATAACATCCTAACATGTATTGGAAGTCCTGACCTAAAGTAAAATTCTCCTCACCACAATTTGCTCTTGGTTTAACAACATTACCTAAATTAGTTTCAGTAAACGCATCCCATCTTCTTAAATTATACCCTCCTTGATATGTACCTTCATTACCACAATAACCTTTACCTACTTTAGAACTAATACCTTTTTGTTGTCCACTACTAGCCCATGAGGATGCCCTTGTTTCAAATGTGTCGGTGGCAAAATGACATTTATTTCCACTCTCTGAACCGTATCCATAACCATAGTTTTCATCTGAAAAACCACTACAACCTAATGTACTCGTTATAGATGTTGTCGTAGTTGTATATGGTTGAGTTCCACTTGGATAATAAGCAGTATACATAGATTCATTGGTTAAATTAAACTTTTCAACCGCAGCTACAGAACCACCAAAAATGTATGCGAACTCAGTTTCTTTAAATAATGTGCCACAGTCATCTCTTGAATTAAGTAAGTCCCATTTAGTTTGATGTGCGTAGGCGGTTTCATTAACCATATCCACACCTGTTGTATGAGTTGAGTGTACGGTTGTTGCTGATTTCCAAGCGTTATCTGTGGCAGTAGACCATATGAATAATTTAGTTTTAGAACATGCTCCTGAAGTATATGATGCGGGATAGTCCATCAACTCACCCAAATGTACTGTTTGATCTGTCGAGTTAGTTGTTTTATGTACATTCTTCCATGGAGATGAGGATTTGTATCCCCCTGCCAAGTATGAGTAATTAATTATCTGTCTATACTTAAATGCGGTTCTATCAGTATTTTGAGAACCAACTGGTTCCCACCCATCATCATAGTTAGATGCTCCCGTGTATGTTACAACAAAACTACCACTTGCGGATTCTTCAAGATATAAAGACCCAACTTCAGGTGTTGACGGTCTATTTGCACGTGACCCTCTCGGTATAATGAACTGACCACTTTGTACATCCAAAGAACCACTTACTATTACATTTTCTCTTAACATACATTTTCCTTTTATCCAGTTACAACCAATCTACCTGAACGTGCTACTTCAAAAGTTACGGTAACTACACCCGAAGCCACTCTTATACTTGATGGAAAGAATAGATCTCCGTTACTATCGTATAACTGAACAATACAATTATCTGTACCTAAATCATGAGTAAAAGAAACACTTGTTACACTACTAAATGTAGTACTATTAATTGTCGGTACTTTTCTCCACGATTGCCAAGTATTATTATTTTTACCTCTAACCGCAATTCGACCACTTCTATAGTCACCCGCAATTTGATGTTGCCATGATGAACTATATACTTGTGAATAGAGTGCACCGTCACTAGCATTACCTGAGAAGTTTGTCACACCACCAGTATAATATGTGGTACCCGCACTATTCAAAGAGTCCGCATTTATACCACCACCCGAGTTCGTATTTCTAAATGCAACCCCATCAATCTGATCCGCAGACCCCGCTGTAGTTGCGTAA